AAAGATCTTTTTGCCAAACTTGAACAGGAAGACTTTACCTTCATTATGAGGATTGGTAGGATCCTTTACCACATAGATGTTGCTGTAGTAAGACAGTTTACGCTTCTGCTTACGAACAGTTTCCTTATCTGCATCGATACCACTGTTCCAGAGTTCACGGTTGTGCTCGGACACAGGATCTTTCTGACCAAGAGTAGTCAGAGAGTTCTCAATGTACCAACCACCAGGACCTTGGAATGCATGGGAGTAGATCTTTGCCCACGGAAGTTCTTCACCTTCGGGGGCAGGCAGGAAACGGATGACTGCAAAACCATTGCCAGTCTTGTCCATTTCGGGTTTCCAGAGACGGTCATCGCCGCCGCCAGAAGTATTGCTCATCTTCTCAACTTCCTTTACCAGTTTGGAAGTCAGTGAACCAAGAGAAGATTGCTTCTTGAGATCTGCAAAAGACATTAGATTACCTCGGATTTGTACGGATTTGGCTTTTGTGTACTTCGTTATTATAGGATGCTCAAGCACCCTTGTCAATCTGTTTTTTCATGATGGTGAGCATTTCCGACATCTTATTAAAGACACCGTTCATATCAACATCAGATGGAAGTCCCATCATGACAGCAGAATCAGAGATTCTTTCTTTCATTTCAATTGCTTCGGGGTCATCAGACAAACTCAAACGAGTATAAAGAACTTTTTGTTTGTCAATTAATTTTTCTAGAAGGTTTACATGGTAGAGTTTATCTTCATTGTTCATGTATGGGAAGTGCATAAACTTTCCATACACCTCTTCTTGAAGTTCAGAAATTTCACTCATCTCTGCTTTTACAAATTCTGAATCAAAGAAACTCATACTTCTCCTAGAACCACACCCTTTAGAATTTTCTTGTAACGTTGTACATCAATATTTAGAAACGGAGAATATTTTTTCATTCTCATACTGACGGTTTCCCACACTGGGTCTAAAAGTTTCTTATCAAACTTGTTCCCGAACAGGAATATTCTATCGTATATCACTAGTGTTTCTATACTAATTGTCCCGTTCAGGAACATTTTAAGAATGGGTGGATGACCTTTTGAGCAATCAAAAACATCATCTACTTTTTGATTTCCAAACAACCTTTCACTCTCCTCTCTAAAAACATAGGAGAGTGATTGATTTCTTTTTTTCCATTCAGTGTATCTACCTTCACCTTCGCGTATCATTTCTCCTATCCAAAGCTTACTTGGATCAGTGCAGGTGATAAAGTTAGATACAAAGAAATCAACAACTTCTTTATCGTCTTTGTTTCGTGCTAGTTTCTCAAACCAGAAACGATCTTTGCGTTTGTAAAAGGATTGAACAGTAGCACGACTTTTACCACAGTATTTGTGGTAGTCATAACTGTCCTTGGTGAAATGATTCTTCAAGGACAGATAACATTTATAGGCATCGAACGGCATCATCAAAAAGTAATGTAGTAATTTTTTGCCGGAAAATTTTTTTCTACCTTTTTGGTTTAGAAAACTAATTTTGCACGGGAAGTTTTCTTGAGAAAGTTGAGTTCCATAGCCTCATACTTAATCTTCTCTTTCAATGGTTTGGAAATAAGTTTAGGTACGGATTCTAAATCAATGGAGTTCATTTCACAGAAATAAACAATTGCATCAATATAGTTCATGTCCGAATGTTTTTGCACAAGAGATTCAATTTCTTGTGCAAAGCGAGAGGGACAGAAAAACTTATTCTCGAATGCTTTTTCTAGTTCATTCTCCATTTTGCCCAGTATTGTGAGATACAAATTCTTTAATATATCGTACTAACAATTTAATATAATCCCCTTTGTTCCTTTTGTCAAATACTTTCACTTCGCCACCAGGAGTGACCATGAGAGTGATAAGTTTTACGGGGGGAATGTTTGTTAGTTCATAGTATGCAGAAGCATAGAACATTTCTTGGACGAAATAATTTTCAATCCATGCTTCGGGTTTAATCTTTTCTGATGTCTTAAAGTCTATGACTGCCAGTTCGCCATCATATTCGGCAATGCAATCAACTCTACCTGCCAAACCAAAGTATTCGGAGTAAAGGGTTCTTTCAATGGCATGTATATTATTTATCTTGTCCAAGTAGGGTTTGGCATGAAAGAACATGAACTTTGTTAAGGGTTGATAATCATCCCAGTTCAGTTCTTTATTCTCAAGATAATCTTGACAGACTTGGTGGAAGTCTGTGCCTCTTGCAGTTGCCTTTTTGGTAATACGATTTGCCTCTTCAATACCAACACGCTCTCTCCACTTGACGAAGATCTGTCGGTTATAAAAAGAAGTTACAGAAGTAATCGAAGGCACCCAGTCTCCATTGGGAAGATTGTAGAGACGGATGCCATTCGTTTCTTTCTTTTCTAATTCAATATCACCTAAAAAATTATGATGAACAAAACTCATAGATTTAATTCCAATTTAGCAAGCAAGTATTCTTTACAAAGTCCAGAACGGACGATATCATCAACACCAAATTCAATTAGTTCAACTGATGGCATCATACGAAGAATTCTCATAAAGTCAATGATGCCATTTTTCTCATTCTGTTTGAGCAAATCAGATTGAGTTGCATCACCACAGAACATAATCTTGGTATCTTCACCAACTCGTGTAATTATACTATCAAGTTCATGAAAATTCAAGTTCTGGAATTCATCTACAATGATGATTGCTTTGTCAAGAGTTGTACCACGAATGAATGATGTGCTCCAGAAACTGATTGTTCCTTGAGTTTTCAAGTTACCATAGAGCATCTCAAAGTCCGCATCTGTAGGAAGAGCGAACATGTACTTCACCATATTCTTATATGGAATCTGGTAGAGTGATGATTTATCTTCATGGTCTCCAGGAAGGAAACCAATCTCACGGGTTGCAACAAGAGACCTTACGATGTAAATCTTTTCATAAGGGGTGTTCTCATCAAGAACATCTTGAAGTGCATTATACAGTGTGATAAATGTTTTACCTGTACCAGCTGCGCCATATGCAACGATGTTCTTCCCACCATCATATGCATTGTACAGTAACTTTTGATTCTCTGTTAGAGGATCAATGTCCCTCATCAAGTCCAAGTTGATGGGTTTCTTCCTCTTCATTTGTTTCACGGTCAACCCAACACCAATGGGTTGATCAGGATTCTTTTTTCTTCTTGGCATTTAGAAACTGTAATCGCGGTTTTTACGGACGTTTGCACCAGGTTGCCTAGATGCTCTATCTAAAATTTCATTCCACCCACTTGAATTTGCTTCACCCTTGAATTGCATATCACCTACCTCACCGGGACTAGCACAACCAGCAGACCAGTCTTTATCCCAGTCAGGATTTTCTTCTCTCCACTCGGAGTATTGTTTCATAGTCATAGAGAGTTCTTTAGTCTCTCCAGTCTTCAAGTTTTTTACAGGATAAGTTGGCATAATATTTAAAAGATATAGTGATATTTAGACCCACTCAAGGGCTTCTGCAACTGTAGGGAACTGTTCTACAAATACTTTCTTGCAATCTTCTGCGACTCGCATGTGTTCCAGTTGAGTTCCATTCGCAGAACGAAGATTAATATAGTGAATCCAAGAACGGCAAGAACCACTCATGTAGATACGAGTAGGAGTGCACAGAGGAAGAACATTGCGAGCACATTCTTTTGCAACACCAGCCTCAAGCATCTGTTGATAGAGTGCCATTGAAGAATCAAACAGAGTATTCATCTGCTTCTCCAACCTATCAATGATGAGCGGATCCAAGTCGTCAATACTGTTCTGACGATTCTTCGTGTCCTGACGACGGAGTTCTGGAAGGGGGATCGCCTTTGAGAGTAAGGAACTATCAGCATATCGTTGGGAAAACTCTTGAAATGTGAACGAACGATGCCGGAGTATCTGGGCTGCGATTGCACGAGTAGTCTCAACCTCAAGGGTCATAAAGGACTGCTCAAACACACTCCAGTGATTGTGCTTGATGCAATAACGCAGAAGACCTGCATAGTTATCATTGTCCTGATTGGCAGGGTTGGAGACTCTAGCAACATATGCCATTGTCTGTTCTGCATCGGGCGTTACACTAACTAATTTTACACTCATTTTTGTTCCTCTTTAATCGCAATAACCATCGTCATCTCCATCGTAAAACACTTCGTCGTAATCTGAAATGTGAGGTGCTATCTCTTCATAGTTTGGTCTATATGCATCTACGTCAGAATAAACCTCTGACTTCAAGCATTCTACAAGAGACTCTAGATTTTTGACAATAAGTTTTAGTTTTTCTTTATCCATTAAAAATAGTATTGTCTCTTATGATTTTACACAAAAAAGGGGGACTAGTCAATCCCCCTTTTGAGTAGGTTTTAGTGTAAAAGGTTTCTACAAATTCGTTTACATGTCATTTGGTCTTCGTCACATTCAATCAAGCAGTCAAAATAATCATTGACCAGATCTAACTCATCATTACATCTGTCTAGTGTGTTCTCAAAATGCTTCCATTCTGCAAGTTGATTGCGAGAAATAAGATTGTGCATAGTCACCTCCATGCAAGGATATGGATGACGAAGTGGAGAGATTAGTTTCAGATCATTTCGTCACTCCAAAATTCTACTACTATCTAGGAGAATTGTCAGCAAACCTTAACAAAAATTTATGCCTACTAGTTTATACCTATAAAAAAAGGGAGAACTAGTCTCCCTCAAATATAAAAATTTTATCAAACCACTCATCCAAATGAATGAGATAGCATGACCAGTAATTGCAA